GATTATGGTAACTTTGGAAGAGACTCTTCAGACAACTCATGATTGGGCAGTTGACCGCATTCATACTCTCTGTGAAGAAAATATTGAGAATGCCCATGCGATTCAATCTGAATTTAGTGAATGGTTGAATCCGAATATTCTAGATCATGATATTTTCTCATTAGAGTTCATAGGAGAGGAAAATGACACTAGATCTTCATAACTTTTTTAAGTATTACGACGAGAACAATTCAAATCATGTAGCAGCAGTTCAGTGGTTAGAGGATAATCTGCCTGCTGAATTTTTAGATGACGCAGAGACTGATTGGATTGGGATGTTTAGAACCAAACCACCAACTCCAGAAGTTCTTGCTGTTCCATATTTTAACCAAGTAGACAATTACAGAGATGCACATAGAACTTGTAACAGTTCATCGTGCGCTATGTGCCTTGCTTTCCTTAAGCCAGGAAGCATCAAAGGCGACGATGAGTATGTCAAGAAAGTATTTGCGATTGGTGACACGACTGACCACTCCGTACAGACAAAAGTTCTTGCGGGTTATGGCGTTAAGTCGCACTTTAGTTATAATCTTTCTTTTGCTGACATTGATAAGAGTCTTGATGCTGGGAAACCTGTTGTTATTGGTATCCTACATCGCGGTTCTTTATCTAATCCTACTGGTGGACACATGTGTGTAGTCATCGGTAAGACGCCAGATGGTAAAGGATATTACGTAAATGATCCTTATGGTTCTCTCAACGATAACTATACTGGTCCTGTAACAAATGGTAAGAAGACCGTTTACACCAAAGCAGTTCTCAAGCATCGTTGGTGCCCAGGAGGGAATGATGGCTGGGGAAGAATCTTCGATTAATTTCAAAAGGAAGATGCTTAAGATCATAAGGGATCTTACAAATCACGGTAAACACGTGGAAGCGAATCAATTGTATCAAAAGTATTTCGGAGGACCAAATGGCAAGGATTGATTTACACAACTTCTTCAAGTTTTATGACGAGAAGAATCCTAATCACGTTAAAGCAGTTCAGTGGTTAGAAGATAATTTACCAGTCAAGTATCTAGAAGATAGTGTGGATTGGGCGGAGATTTATAGGGGAAAAAAGGGTAATGCGGCACCAGCATCAGCACCATCTGCTGCCGCTCCTGTATCTGGTGGTGACGATATGCCTATGATGGGTTTGAAATTAATTAAAGAGTTTGAAGGATGCCATCTCAGTGCCTATCCAGATCCTCTTACAGGTGGTCTGCCAATCACTATTGGTTGGGGATCTACTCGTAAGAAGGATGGTTCAGCATTCAAACTTGGTGATACAATCACTCAACAGGAAGCTGATGAACTTCTGATTAGTCAGTGTAAGAACCAGTTTCTTCCTGCCCTTCGTAAGATCCCACATTGGAATGAAATGTCAGATGGAAAAAGAGGCGCTCTGCTCAGCTTTGCTTATAATCTTGGTGCCGGTTTTTACGGTGGTGATAACTTTAATACTATTACTAAACGCCTGAAGAATAAAGAGTGGGACATGGTTCCTGATGCTCTTTATCTCTATCGCAATCCTGGTTCTAATGTGGAAGCAGGTCTTGCTCGTAGAAGAAAGGCAGAAGGCGAAGCTTGGAAAAAAGGATAGATAAATAGTTTCAACCATTGAGTTGAAGACGACTCAGACCCACACCAAGGTGAGTTGTGTTTGGTAGTTCATAAGAATTCTCTACCACACCAACTCACCTTATTTTTATGTCCACCAACACGCAAAAGGCGCTGGCTGCAGCGTCTGCGCTTCTTCTTGGAGTGCCAACAGCAGCATTATCTCACACCAACTCTATCGGATATGTTGGTGGAGGTAGCGGATCAGTTACTTTCTGGTATGGTAACTGGCATATGGGAACCAATTGGAATGAAGGCAACTTAACTCTTGAAGGAATTAATGGTACAACATTTTCTCCTACAACTGTTAACTGGACTCTCCTTCAATCAACTATGCCAGATGGTTTGATTCCTGGAACCAACTACTTCACTTCGGATGGAACTCAACTTGTTCCTTATGATCCAAATATTCAAACATCTTACACTTGGCAAGGTGTAACATTTACTGGTCTTACCGCTGGTGATTATCGTTTCACTTATAATGCTGCTGGATCCCCATCAGTAGACTGGATGCCTATGGATAGTGTTATCCTTTCCAGTACAGTTAATCTTTCTGCAGCAGCTCTTTCTGGTGATGCTAACCAGAACGGCATTCTTGACATTTATGAAACTGGAGGAACACCTCCACCAGCACCAACTCAAGTCTCTACCGCTGCTGGAAATAGTATCGTTACTACGTCAACTACTTATGGAACTAGAACTGTAACTGGAAATCCACACAGACACGTAATGGGTGTGGATGCAAATGGTAATCAAACTGAAACTCACTACACCGATAGTGCTGTAACAACCATTCCAACAACCACAGTTACGACTACAACAACACCAGTTACAGTTATAACTTGGTCTGATAATTCTACTACCACAACAAATGGAACACCAGTTGTAACATCAGTCACTACTGATGATAATGCTGGAACAACTGTTATTACTCAAACAAATGTAATTGATTGGGTTAAGACAAGAACTTATGATGTCGCTGCTGTTTCTTCGGTTCAGCACACAGCATCAGAAAGTGGTGGAACACAAAAGGTTAATGCTTATACAACCACTACAACCACAACCACTCCAGTTTATACAAAAGTTTATACTGATGGTACTCCTACCGTAGTTACAACTGGTGCGGCAACTGTTGATATTGGTTATGCTTCTAGAGACTACTTTGGTCGTATTGATCAGTTAGAAACTCTTGATGGAATCAATGATGGAATCAATGGACTTCTGAATCACGAACCAACCGCAGGTAAGCAAAGACTCAGAGTATTTGAGAACAACAGATTCGTTCAGTCCTATAATGCTGACGGATACACTGCCGATTCCAAGATCTTCGGTGGTGGTTTTGAGTTTGATGTAACCAAAGGTTGGACTCTTGGTGGTCAGTATAATAGAGTTAACGTAAACCTCAATGGTGTTGATTCAAGAACACAACAGAGCAAAGATCACTTCGGAGTATTCAGTGAACTCAGAGGTAATACACTTACTCTGAATACTAATGCTGCGATTGCGAACAGCACCTATAAGTACAATAGAACCGTAGAAGGTGTCTTTAATAATGAAGGATCAACAACTGGTTCTGAGTGGTGGGTTTCTAATCGTTTATACTGGCATCTTCATAAGTCAGTAAAACCATTTGTTGGGTATACTGTTCAGAATGTAAAGAGAAATGCTTATAATGAAACAGGTTCACCAGAATCTGCTAGAAGTGTCGGTGAGTTTAATCAAACCACACACGTTGGTGAAGCAGGTCTCAAACTGGAAACTCGTTTTGGTGGTAAGAAAAACAATCTCTTTGGTGTCAGTGTAGAAGGTGCTTATGGTACTGATAGTTCTTATGGTGTGACTGCCTCTGTGGATTATAAAGAAATGATATTTGTTGAAGGTTCTCATGGAGTAAACAACGGAGTTACTAATAATTCTGTTGCTGCCAAAGTCAAATTTAGGTTCTAAAATCCTAAATAAGAAGGACATCATCACACGGACTGATGGGAAACACAAAGGAAAAAGCTATGGGACAAGTGATTCGTATTGCTATTCTGAGTTGGTCTGCCGCTCTTTTGACCGCTAGCTATGCTGGTATGCTATCCAAAATGGATCCTACCTTTATTGCTACCGTTTTTACTGCCTCTGCTGCAACTTTTGGTATTAACACAATGAAGAAAGGTGGTGATGACGATGATAAAAAAGAGGAACCAAAAAGAGATGAAGTTGTAGTTGAAACTCCACCAGAACCACCTGTTCTTGAAGCAGAATCTTTATCTCTTGAAGAAAGAGTTGAAGCTCTGGAAGAGGGTCAAGTTCAACCACGTACCGCAGGAGCATAATGTCCAAGTCTGCTAATAAGGGCAAGAAAGGTTCTGCTGGAGGTAAACAACCCAAGCAGAACCAGGGTAATGCGACTGCTAAAAAAGCAAAGAATGGTGGAAAGAAAAAGTGAACCATGAGGTATTATGCCACGCGAATGGAATACTCCAATTCGGGAACCTTGGAATCCTGTAATTAAAAAGTGCCTTGATGCTGTTGATGAACACATCAAGGCATATGTGAAAACAGGAGATGACTGGCATTTATCACAAGCAGAAATATTAAGAAAGTATGTAAAAGAATTGAAGGTTTGGATTCATAAACAAGAGGGAAGATAATGAATGAGTTTCCGTGGGGAGTATTAATTATACTTAGTTGCGGACTCACTTTTGTGATATATGTTATTTACTATATACTTCGGTTAGCATATTTGGAGATGAAAGATGAAGAACCTAGCACTCATTCTGTCAGCGACAAGTCTGACGATTAGTGGAGCACTTTGTTATGGTGCTTATATGACTTATCAAAAAGCACAGAAGATTCTTGACAATCCAGAAGAGTTTGTTGGTGCTGTTGTAGAGAAGCAGGTCAACAAAGCATTTGAGAAACTACCTATCCCTAAACTAAATACTGGGAGTATCAAGTTTCCTTTCTGATGGATAATAAAGACCCATACATTTATAGAATCCGCGAGATTCATAAAGTTGTAGATGGAGATACCATTGATGCTGATATTGATTTGGGGTTTGATATTTCCCTTACTAAACGCATTCGCCTCGCTGGTGTGGACACTCCCGAATCACGTACAGCAGATGCGAACGAAAAGAAATACGGACTTGAATCAAAGGAATGGTTGAAGAAGCGTTGTGAAAACGCAAAAGACATTCTGATCAAGACTGAACTTCCAGACAGCACAGAGAAGTATGGTCGCATCATCGGTCATCTGTTTATTAATGGTGAAGAGACTTCACTGAATAACCAGATGATTGTTGAAGGATACGCCTGGGAATACGCAGGGGGCACAAAAGTCAAGAACTTTGCTGAACTGGATGCAAAGCGTAAGAAGTAATCACTTTGAGTGAAACTTTTTGTATTGTTCTTTCTTTTGATTCTTCTGTTCTTTCTTCAGTAACTTATTCACTTTCTTAAGAGACTGACTTTTTTCAAACGCAAAATAAACTTGGAGTTCATAGGGGGTAAGGTCTCTGCTTAAGAGTTTCTTACCCCTTACAAATATCTGTTGAACAATAGGTTTCATCTTACCTACCATCCATTCCACCAAAGATTTGCCAACAAGAGCCGCAGCAACAGAAGCAGTAGCAGTGGTGCCAGCAAGAATAACCTGCTCTTTAGGTGGGATAGGGACTTCTCCGACAATTGGTACTTCAATGACGGGCACTCCCAAATTCGTATTTGTGGGTGGTTGATCGGAAATAACCCGATTATCCTGCGAATTTTGAACAGGAACTTGAACCTGTGGCAGTACTGGTTTAGCATCAGGAAGTCCTCTGGTCTTTTCTTCCTTTTCTTCTTGCTGTTTTTTCTGCTCTGCTCTGACCGCAGCATCAAACTCTTCTTGAGTCGGTACATCAATGACTGGATACTTTACGGTTGTATCGGGCATATGAATGATGGGCATATCAATTTCAGGTATCACAGAACGTTCTGCTCTACGAGTCACAGGAGGTTCTATTGTTGGAATAATTGGTGGAGGACTACTTCTTATTTGGATTGGTTTGATTTCCATTTGCTACATCCTGAACTCTTGGATACTTCACAACAACATCAGCACAAATTTTCGCATAAGGACTCTCTGGGTGAAATGAAATACCATTCTTCATTGCTTCACCACACTTCAATAATCTGACTAACTCAAAGTCAAGTCTTGCTTTATCTGCTTCTGCTTGTTGTCTGGTAATCTCTGTACGAACTCTTGCCTTACAAAGTTCTTGTAAAGAACCATCAAGAGGAAAAGAAAACCCCGCTGACAAACCAGTGTTTAGTGAATTTTGTTGATATGAAGTTGGATCACTACTACCAGATAAACTATTGTATCCAAAGGTCTGTAGGTTCAGTGTTGGTCCCTGACACGAAACACCACCACCATAAGTATTCACAGCAAAAGGACCCTGAAGCACCTGTACTGCCTGGTTGGTGACGTTTCCAGTAGCAGATGCCGAGGGTCCAGCAATATTCGTATTAGATGGTGCTTCCGCAAATACGGGAGACGCTAAACCGATTATTGTGTAAAGACAGATATAGAATTTGTTACCGATTCTTCGGTAG